CTCCACCGTTGCTTATCCGTGCAAATTCCCCGTAAGGAACAGTTGACCTGTTGATAATCACAGAGGCAACCGCACGCATACCTTCAATCCCTTCTCCTCCGCTTTCGCATTTTAACAACCGAGCAAACAATTCTCTTGTGTCAAAAGCCATAAAATCACCCGCCTTACGAAAAATAATTCGGTATTGCTTATTCATTTCATTTTATGATAAAATAATAATTTAGTTACAGGTATTGACAATTTTTAATTGAGCCGTTATAATAGTTGAGTACGATAATTTAATATGGAGATGTACCCAAGTGGCTGAAGGGTCTGGCTTCGAACACCAGTAGGTCGGTAACTCCGACGCGAGAGTTCAAATCTCTCCATCTCCGCCAAAAGCACTCGAGCAATCGGGTGCTTATTTTTTGTGATAAACACTGAAAATTCGGCTTATTTGCTATGTTTTTCAATCACTCAGCCTTTGCTTTTTGAGTGAATTTCGGTATCAAACAATATCAGCTAAAATCAATAAAGTTACACAGTAAATTACACAGTAAAAGCCCCTCAAATACCACTTTGGTATCCGAGGGGCTAAACTTATGTATTATTCTTTTTTATCGGTATCATAATCAGTCTTACTGTCAACCGAGTCTTTCAATCTGTGTACAATTTTAACTAAAAACGGTGGAATCGGTGTTCCAAGCTCACTCAGATTTTCGAGAATACTTATAAGCTCATTAATGATAAGCCATACAGCCACAATCAATCCAAAGCAGTAGCTGCTGTAGTCAATTCCCACGCTTGCAAGTCCTGTGCAGATAAGATAATCAACAACACCGCCCACGCATACGAGAACAAGATAGCTCAATTTCTTGAGTATGCCAATCAAGCCTGTCTTGCTCTTAATCTCTTTATTTTTGTATGCAGATGCCATTCCTGTGCAGTAATCTATAACCATTACCGCAAAGAGAACAAGAACAGGAATTAATAAGATGTTAAAATAAGCCGCCAATGCACCGATAGCTACTGAAACAGTAGCCTGAATAATATTGTCTTTCATTGTTTTATACCTCCCACAAATTGATACCTTCCATAACCGCCCTTGCTTCGAGTACGGCAATATAGTCTGCCATTGATTTAATCTGCATATTATATGTACTGCGTGGACAAGCCGGAACGAAAGATAGTTCTCCCTTATCCCAATTATCAAGCATTTTCTTCAATCCCTTATAACGGATTACCAATTGCTGATACTCTGCAATAAATCTTTCTTTATAATCATTGCTTTTCATTAATACAACTGTATCAATCAAAGGTTTATTTCCAATTTCATCATAAGCTTCTTCAAAAACTGACTTTGGACTCCAAGAGATATAACCATCAGAATATTTTACTATATATCCCTTGTCATTTGGATTTTCGTTTTCAGGGATATTCCAGCCTCTGAATTTGTTATAATCACCTCTTGTCATAGGTTCAGCTTTAATTTTTTTAATTCCAATATAATTTACCATAATATTTTACCTCCAAAATTATGTAATCTGCACACCGTCAATTTTAGTGCCGAGAAGTCCTGCGTAGCCGTCCTGTGAGCTGTCTTTTTCGCCGTTATACTGCCAGCCAAGGAATCTCTTTTCACCTTGCATACGCACACGATATGTAGCCTTATAATCGCCGACTCCCTCAAATTCAACCTGTAAGCCGTCAATAACCTTGCCTTTAATTCCTGCGTAGCCGTTGATATCGTCCTTGATGTCGTATCCGTCAACCCACGGCAGCCAGTCACCGTTGAGCAAGTGCACACGATAGCGAGTTTTACCTTTTGATACTTTAAGAGCAATAGCTGAAATAGCTTGTTTCTTTCGTCCTGCTACATTTGACAAGCCCTTGACCTCGCTGTACCACTTGCCGTCTGCAAAGACTCTATATGTCAGCGTTGGCTTTTTAACCTTTGTTTCAGATTTGCCGAAGATGTTATCGTTGTAAATTACATTAGTATCAATATTTCCGCCATAGCCGTTGATTTTGCCTGTCGAGCTGTTCTGCCAAATATCACAGTTTAATTCATTTACGGAGTTATATTGTGCAAGCCAAATACTGTATTTTCTCTTCAATTCATCATAATCAAGACAGTTGTTAAACCAATTCAGATTAGCGTATATACCTGCTCTGTAGTTACTTTTCTTGATAGTTTCGCAGAAGCGTTCTGCAATCGCTGTAAGTTTTGTTTTGCCGAGTTTAACCATTGAATAATCTTCCAAATCATAATAAATTGGCATATCGAAATATTTATTTTCAACACACTCAAGGCAGGCTTTTGCTTCTTTTTCTGCATCATCGACACTATCAGCATAACTGTACCAATAGGCACCGATTTTAAGTCCTGCCGCTTTAGCGTTGCGATAATGACTTTCAAACATACTGTCTTTCTGACTTGCTTCTCTGCCGTAGCCTGCTCTTATAATGACAGCTTTTATACCGTCATTTTTCATTTTGTTAAAATTAATGCCTTGCTGAAATTCTGAAATATCAACGCAAGTAATGTTTGCCATAGTCATTCTCCTTTATTTACTCATTTATTTAGATTTTCAACAACTGTCCAGTCACATTTCGTTGCCGGAGCTGCATACAATTTCTTAATTTCAGATATATTGACGCAGCGGTCAACAGTAAGTACATTCGGCGTGTCAGAATATTCACCTTTCAGCGTTCTTGCTTGAATTTCAGTTCCTCCAAAATCACAGTTGCGAATAGTAATACTTGAACCTGTTTTGATTGACAATCCAAAATCGCTATTGTCAGCATTTTCGTGATTCTGATAGCCAACAGTGCAATGTGTAGGGATAATTTTACAGTTTTCAATCAATCCTACCTCACCAAAGCTGTGACCACATCCGAGCGCTGGAACCGTTGTTTTGCCAGAATAATCAACGCAATCAGCACGACCGCCCCACTTGAAGATACAATTAGATACCGTCCATTCAGTTGCATAGCCTGTGCCGCCGCTTTCGAGGTGAAGAGCATAACGGATATTTTTACAATCAAACGTAAAACCTTTGATGTGAGTATGGACATTCAAATCAAGATGAAACGGACATTTTTTGATTATATCTTCCGACTTCAAAGTTAACTTATCAAAGCCTGTTGCACCGTCCCATTTGATTATAGTTGCAGAGGGGTTATAGATGTTCTCAGACTCATAATAAACATAGTCTTTCATCATTACACCACGATAACCTACAAGCCCCACATCGGACAAACCTGCGTATCTATCTTGCAGATCTGTATATGTGCCTTGTGCAACGATGATTGTGTAGCGATTATGATAGTTGTTGTCTGTTATACTATCATTAGCAGACAGAATAGAGTTGAACTTTGTAACACCAAAACCGTCTGTATCTTCGTCATAATCATTTGAAACATACAGATTATTCATAGCGTAGTCCGGAGCTTGGTAAAATTCAGGTTTAATATTAGACTTTATTAAGTCAGGGTTAGAATAAGCTGTACGCTTATTGTTCTGTTCAAGTTGAAGATTACAACTGTTGTCAACAAGTCTATTTGTAGCAACCGCAATTTTAATCGAATTTACGGTTGCATTTTCTGTCGCTCTATAAGTGGCCGCTGCATTTTTAAAAGCACTAACTTCTGACAAGAGCCAAGATGAGCTGATTACCGTCTGACTATTCGCAGGATAGAACACACAACCGCTGTTTGTAATATTAGCAAAATTCTGCAACGATAAGCAATACGCTTTGCCTTGTTCAAGAGTAACCGCACGCTTGAGCTTGAGATAAAAATTAACCGCAGCGGTAGATGTGCCACTCAAGCTAATTTTATTGTTCTTGACTGAAATAGTAACTCCGTTCGCTGTCTGTTCTGTGTCCTCAAGCGATGTGAGATTAATGCTTGTAGATGTATTGAGCAAAGAGTCTTTTGCTATCATTTTTGCAGATGCGGTTTCGATTGCTGCATTTGTGTCATCAATACGCTTTTCGATATTTTTATTGCTTTCTCTGATTTCAACAACACT